GTAATGAACTGAAACGACGTGTTGGTTGTGGTGCCTACGCCAGCCGCTCCCGCACCCTCTGAGCCATAAAGACGGGCATTGATTGTCGCGCCACCGGCTTCAAGTGTGCCACCGCTACCCGCGTTGTAGATTTTAACAGTCGTACCAAAAACAGGCGTGACGCTGCTCGTACCAATCCCGACGTTGCCACCGCTGGTGATGCGCATACGTTCTGTGCCACCGATACCAAAAGCGGTAAAGTTAGCGGCATTGGTATCATTGTTGTTAATAACGAAGCCCCCACCAATCAACTTTGCGAAGTCGATGCTGGTAGTGCCGCTATTGGCGATGTCGCGGACAATCTGCCGCCAGACGATGCCGCCGCCGTTGGTGACGTTATAATAGTCGAAGTAGGAATATGCGGCCTGATCTTGGGTAATCTGGAACTTAACACTCGGCGTGGTCGTACCAATCCCGACGTTGCCGGTAGTCCTAGGGACATTAATCGCGTTTATAACAGTTGAGTTTTCGACAGTCCCAAACGTGAACAAATCCGCTGCGCTGTCGTATCTTATAATGCCGCCATAAGCCGCAGTATCAAACTCACTAAAGAAGATGTCCCGCGTTCCGGTCCCACCAGCACCACCATCAAGCCTCAATAACGTTCCGGGACTTCCAGCAATATGCAGCCTATTTGCTGGTGAAGTCGTACCAATCCCGACGTTGCCTGCGCTGTCGATGCGCATACGTTCAATGGTAGAGGTTGACCCTGATGGCGTGGTGTTGAACTGAATATATCCGGGTGAAGACGAAGACGAAATAGCCCCGTCGCTGGCGAACGATATGGTCCCAATGTCGCGGTAAGCAGAGCCGTCGTAACCCCGCGCCACGGTAGTTGCCAACGTAGTAGATACCGAAATGGCTGTAGGGGAGGCTTGGCTACCGGAGGCCGAACGCAAAACGATTGCGCCCGAAGAGCCATAACGCCCAACAGTGGATACGCCTCCATCGACATGCAAGAGAGATGCTGGCGAACTCGTGCCAATACCCACATTATCCGACGCATCTTGGTTAACCGACTTTTCAGCCGGATATGTGACGAAGACGTCCTTGGTGCCCGTGGAGAAGTCAACCAGAGAGCCGCCATTGCTGGATGCAAGCACCGTAGTACGCGCAAGTGATGGGCCAGTAGACGAATAAGTACCGAGGCCGACTTCCCATTGGGAGCCAGCATTAATCGTATAATAGGTCGTGTTGCCATTGCCGATAGCCGCACCAAAGGTCTGATACCCGGTTGGCGCGGTCCCGCTGAGCGTTACCGTACCTGTACCAGTCGTAGTAGTGGTGTCGCGGACGCGGTCAGCGAGAACAAGAGCCATTAGTTTTCCTTACGCGATACGAATAATGGCCGTTGTGTTTGTGGCCGTTGGGAAGATGATTGTGAAATCACCATTTGTCGAGGTCTTATCCGAACCAAAGTCCAGCACAGCCACAGCAGCGTTCGTCAACGTGGTGTTCGCGTTCGAGTTAGCCGAAGGGGTTGTGTTGTAGATAAGCGCACCGCGAGCCGTGATGGTCGCGTTGGCAAAGGTAAGGTCGGAAAAGTCGGTGAAGCCTGTACCTGTCGAAGAGTTGTTGTTCGACGTAACAACACCAAGATTGGTCAGCGTGCCGCCACCAGCGGTGTAGTTCGTGCCCGAAGATGAAACTTCGTTCGATGAGCTATACGCCGTGGTGTTCGCGTCTAGCGAAGCCGACGAGGTGTAGAGAGCGAGCTTGAAGGTGTCACCACCTGTTGCCCGGAAATCGTGCACGGCCAGCATAAGCTCGGCCTTAAAACTAGTGCACATTGCTTGGGTAATTGGCATCTTAAAGCCTCCTTATGTATCGAGTATGGCGGTTAACTCTGGGTACCCCGCCTGTTTAAATTTATTCACCAGAGTTACGTTGTGGGACCGCACTGCCTCGCGCATATAGTGCACAAGCACCCCACGGATGCTGTCTTTGAAGGCTTCGGCTTGGTCGCGGATAGCAGGGTGTGCATTGCTACCGACATAGATAATCTTGTCTAACGCACGCTCAGCGACTTCCTCTGGCGTGAAACCACGTCCTTCGGTCGCCATGACCATCACATTTCCGATATCGCTAGAACCGTTAAACATCTATATCTCCTACTGAACCGGATACCGAACTTGTGGAGTGCGATACATATCCTGACGGTTCTTACCTTCGCCAAGCTGTTTAAGCATACCCATCGCGTCGTTGTACCGTTTCTGGTACTCGGCATTGATATCCTGCTCGCCCTTCATAAAGATATACGCCTCTATGAGTGCGCCGTAGAGCAACACGCTGTCGAAGTTATCACCCAACCAGCTTGTACCAGCAGTTACGATGGACTCTGGGTAGTAGAAGTAATGCAGTTCGACTGCATAATCCGCATCTGGCGTCGGCCCTAAGATGTACGAGTTCTCGTCAAAATAGGCGTAGTGCGTGGGTATACCTTCGTCGCTCGGGTTAGGAAACGACTGCCGGATAAAGCTGACGTCCTTGTTGAGCAGATATTCATAACGCCCAGTGTCGTCGATAACCGCCATGGAGAAGTTAGCCAGCCAGTCTGAAGGCACGGATAGATACTTATTGCCGGACGTCATATTACCCGTCACGTTTTTGCGCAAATCAAGCAACTGCACCGTGTTAAAGATGCGCTGCTCAGCCTGTTCGATGAACGTGTTAATCTGTTCGGTAGACGTCAAAGTCACCTCAGTACCGGTAGAGCCGGTCCACGAAGTGTTGGGAAAGTCGTTTTCGACGTACCCTTTGATTGTCTCGAACAGCTGTGCGTAGTTCATTATGCCAGTTTCTTGCTGCTATGCGTGCCCTTGGTAGCCGCACCGGTTCCGCGTGTTTTCACGGTCTGGGTGTTAGGTACGTTGTTTGGGTAGCCGTTATTGTTCTTCACAATCGGCACCGTCTTGGGTTTGTAGTCCATATTATTTACCCCGCGAAGATTTCTTCTGGTTGGCGATTTTGGCAAGATTGCGGCCCATAGCCTTCATCTGCGCGTTGGTTTTGCCGCCCTTGGCGAGCTTGGTCATAGGCTGGCCCTTGTGCTTTGCACGCTCGTGCTTGTGCACGGCTTTAGCAATCATAGCCTTGTCCTGCTTCAAATCTTTCTTATCCATCACTAATTCTCCGTCTCAATCGTTACGGTCCCTACTTGACCATTACCTAATAGCGTATTTGGAAGACCAAATAAACCCAAAGGATTATTTAACCCCACAGGGTCCCACCCCCACTGAATTACGCGACTACCGTCAGTAGGGTTATTGTTCACGTTCAGACCCGCTTGATAATAGCTGTTGTCTGGGCGTGGGTTGCGTAGCGCCTGCGGGTCATCCACTGGGTACATACCCAACTGAAGCTGCGGCTGGTCCGGCTCCCAGCATGTGGGGCACACGAGAATGTTGACGTTCTTGGTCTTAATGACGAGCCGCTTTAGCTCCTTCAGCTTATAGCGGAAGTTGCAGCGGTCGCACTGGGAAATCGCCCACTTGCCGGAAGCGAACCGATTAGGCACAAATCACCTGAAATACTGACGAGGCGCGATGCGCAGTGGCGCTTTCTCGCGGTCCTCATCAGCAGCCTGCTGCCAGAGTTCTTCGTATTCCGCCTTGAGCATTTGACTGCGCTCAAGTGCGCCGGGTATCTTCAAGGATAAGTGATACGCGAGACCAGCCACCATACAAGGGATGAACCTAAACGGTATATCTTGCGTAGTAACACCATCACCAGCATCCTGTAAGCGGCGCAAGCGCCAATAGACAAAGGTATAATAATTGCTCTGGTCAGGAGCGGGCCACACGTTAATGTTTGGATAAGCCACGCCATCTACCGGATAGTCTGCACCTGACTGACGATTAATCCACACTTGGATAGGCCGACCCTGCGCGTTCTTGTTCGGGATTGTCGAATATGTGTCGATACTGATACGGTTAATGGTGATATCAGTCTGCTGCTCACCGGTCTGGGTGCGTATGACATGCTCAAGCAAGTCGATGGTATCGACGGGTAAATCGTAGACAATCTGCCCCTGCACCATAGGTATCGAACCCTGCTCGATGGTCCACAGGTTAATACCACGGTTTGCCCACTCAATGGTGAGCAAGTTCAGGCTGCGCCGCGCCGTACGCAGGTCATAGCCCGTACGGAGTTCTGCACCGCAACGCTCAAAAGCCTCTTCGACTAGGTCGTTGAGGTTCAGGTTAAATGTGCTGGTGCCGGAAGTGGTCATCGGTATTTAGCTGCCTTCTTCGCTATCGCCTTCGGCTGCTTAACGAACTGCTTGCCCGCCTTAGTGCCTTCGCGCTTCGCCTTGCTTGTAGCAGAATATTCCTTCGAACTCAAAGCCTCACGTGCTTTCTTAGGTAAGTAGCGCTCACCCGTAGCTTTCGGCCCTTGAGTAGACGGCTTGCCCGACTTAGTGCCCCAGTCTTCCTTAGTCCATTTGGACAGAGATTTCTGTGCTTCTGTCTTCGGACCGCTGTAGCCGCCACCGGATTTCTTATACCGTTGCGTAGCAAGCTGAGCCTTACGTGCGGACCATTGACCTGCGTTTCCACCCTTGGTGCCAGCTTTTACGCTAGCAACAATGCGCTTCCACTTAGGTTCGTCCGACCGGGCCATGGTTAGAACATCCCCGCCATCCGCTGCATATATCGCGCAACCTGCATACGTGGGTCTTCTTGCTGCATCTGCTGCATATTCGGATTAGGTGGTGCCTGCTGCCCGAACCCCTCCTGCCCCGTAGGCTGCTGCTGCGCCAACCTATACCGCTGCAGCAACGAGTCCGATTGCGTCTGTGGTGCCTGTGGCGCTTGTGGCGTATTTGGATTAGCCTGTGCCTGTGCCGCCATTCGACCTGTATCCATCATCGCTGAAGTTAGCGGTGAGCGCTGCCCTGTGTTTGGTTCCTGCCGTCGAGGCTGAACCATAGGCTGTTGCATCTGACCAAAACCGCGCTGCTGAGGCATACCGAAGCCGCCAAAACCACCAAAGCCTTGTTGTTGGGGCATACCGAAGCCGCCGCCAAAACCACCGAAGCCTTGTTGTTGAGGCATACCGAAGCCACCGCCAAAACCACCAAAGCCCTGTTGAGGCACACCATAGCCACCAAAGCCGCCGAAGCCCTGCTGTTGGGGCATTCCGAAACCACCAAAGCCACCAAAGCCCTGCTGTTGCTGGGGCATACCGAAGCCACCAAAGCCACCAAAGCCCTGCTGTTGCTGGGGCATACCGAAGCCACCACCGAAACCGCCAAAACCACCGAAGCCCTGCTGTTGCTGGGGCATAGGATTAAAGCGCTGCCGTGTCGGCTGGTATCCACCACCGAAACCGCCCTGTGGTTGCCGTGGCTGTTGTGGCTGCTGGGGTTGACCGTCAAAACCGCCTGCAGGAATAGGCATACTGGTCATTTACTTACCTTTCTTAAAGCCTTTTAGTAGTTGTGCGAACCGCGCACGCTGGCCTAGTTTACCCGGAGCCTTAGCGGCCTTGGCAAGTTTAGCGGCTGGAATTGGCTTACCCTTCTTGGCACCAAGAGCCGAGCGCA